GATACCTCCGTGATCCGTGCCAGAATCGTTTCGAGCGCCCGGCCCTCGTCGTCATCCTCTTCCTTCGGCCCCTTGACCTCCTTGGCGCGCGCGATAACCCCGCGAATGAGGTCCACCGCTTGCTCCAAGTCGCCCAGGTTCCGCGCCGAGAGGACCGCGCCGACGCGCTCTCCAAAGACGGCGGGCAGTAGCTCCGCCTCGTTCTCCAAGAAGAGGCCGCGGTATTCGCTTGAACCATAGGCGGCGCATTCCGCCCTGGTCCGCCACTCCGGGGCTTCACGCCCCAGTCGTGCGTACAACCGGCTCAGCCCGTTGTACAGGAAGCGGCGCTCCTCGTCAGATTCAGTCACCTGCGGGTGATACAGGTCGGCCATCGCCAGGGCCACGCCACGCCAGATCAGGTTCGTGCGATCATCCGTCTCCATGCGCGAGCGGACGGGAAGGGCGTTTTCGTCCACGCCCACCGGCACATTCGAGAACTCGAGCAGTTGGTTGACCGTCTTGCCCTCGGCCTTGATCTCATCCCAGGACACGCTACCCGCGATCATGCCCTTGAGCGCCTTGCCCCGGACCTTCATGGCGAACTCGTCGTCGCGGTCATAGGTCACGTCGATCAGCATCTCGCGGCCCTCGCTGAATTGCACCGCGCCCGTGCCGATGGGCAGGTTCATCCCCATCATGTCGTGCGCCCAGAGCACCACGGGGTGTTTCTGGTAGCGCGAGAGATCCCAGTCCTCCATGCGCAAGTCGGCGCCGTCGCGCTTGACGCCCTCGGTAGAGGCCACGAAGCGCACCGGGCTGCTATCGTCAGCAGGCGCGTCTTCCGTCACCTCGGCCGCTCGCACAAAGGCCCGCATTTTCTTTAGCATGTCACTCTCCTATTGTTTGACCACCGGGCGCATACTGCACCGGCAATTGATGTCCTCTTCCGCCAAACCGATCTGCCCTGGCGCCGGGCCTGACCCCGCGCCGACGCTGAAATCCTCGTCAATGCCCACCCGCTGGCCATGCGCCGCCCGGTGCGTGTCTCGCTCGCGGCCGTCCAGTGCGGTAAGCCATTCCTTGCTCTCCACCACGCCGGACTGTTTCCACGAGAGGAGCGTCCCGCCGTTATTCGCCCCTACCACCTCGGTGCGCGCGATGGTCTCCGCGCTCGACTTGCGGCTATCCATTACCGTGTCCACCCGCACGGCCAGCTCCGGGATGCCCTCGCCAGCCTGCACACCCTCGCTCAGGCTGTCCTTGAGCTGCACCCACGTCGTCTCCAGCACCTCTTCGGCGAACCGCTGGCTCCGATTCTCCAGGAACCTCACCACGTTCGGGTCGGCCATGTCCGGGGAAAACGACACGCCCAGGTCCACCGCTGCGCTCTCCATCACGTCGCCGATCAGCTCGATCAGCAGGTCGCGGAAGATGGCCCGGAAGATCTTGGTCCACTTGGCGCGCTCGAACGGCGCCTTGACCACATCCTCCACGTTGCGCACCGCGCGTTGGGTTAGCCGATCCTGCACCGACGCCTGCAACCGCGTGAACAGGCCGCGCGTCATCTCCGCTACCTTGCGCTCCCACGGCGCGATCTGCTCCTGGAAAGCCTGGTCGGCCCGCTGGTGCTCGGCGCTGCCATACTCGATGCTGCGCTGCTTGGCTGGGCCGTGCGCCTGCTCGGTGGGCTCCTCAGCAGGCTCCTCTTCCGTTGGCTCTTCCTCGCCCGGCTCTTCAGCCGGAGGCGCTACCACCACGGGAGCGGGCGCTGGCCTGGGCTCAGCGTTCTCCACCGGCACGAGCGAGCTCTGCGCCCACCACACGTCACCCCAGGCATAGCCCTGTTCGTTGGGCGGCAGGAGCTGGGGCATGAACTCCTGCAATAGCCGATTCAGCGGCACGCCCTGGGTGGCCAGCGTGGCGATCTGCGCCACCAACTCGCCGCGGTTCTCCTGCAACACGGCGATGCCCGTCGTGTCGAACGCGGCCACGTCGGCCGTGCCGGGGAACATGGGCAGCACCTGCTCGGTGAACTCGTTGGCGATAAAGACCGCCTCTGGGATGATGCAGTTGGTCCAGGCGGCGCGCATGGCCGCGTCCAGGTTCTCGTAGGTCCGCTGGCCGCCCACCAGGTCGATGGGCCAGTGATACGCCCGGCAGACTTCCTCCAGGCTCCACTTCAGCCCGCCCAGCATCTCGGCGTCCTTGGGTGACCAGCCGAGCTGTTGCATGGCCATCGGGTGACGAAACACCGCCCAGCGATGCGCCTTATCCACGCCCTGGAAACGTTTCTCCAGGAGCCCCTCCAGGTCGCGCGCCTGCTCCGGCGAGAATGAGCCCTTCTCCGGCGGGAAGATCGCGCCGCTGAGCTGCATCCCGTTCCGGAAAATCTTGTCGTTAGCCCGCATCGCCGAGGTGCCGAAATCCGCCGAGATGCGCGCGGCGGCCAGCGGGGATAGTCCCGCATACTCGTTGAGCGGGTTGGGATAGTGCAGCCAGAATGTCTCTCCCGGCGTAAAAGCGATGGGCTGCTGTCCGGTCATCGGCTCATAGCCGAATCCTTTGACATAATTGACCGGATCGGGATAGACGAACACGCGATCCGGCCGGCCCCACCACATCTCACGCGGCGGCATCCTGCCCGTCTGCCCGCGCTCCAGGAACGTGTAGGAGGCCCCCCAGAGGCACAGGCTGAGCTCGGTCATCTCCACCCAGCGAGAGAACGTCCAGAAGTCGTTGATCTTGTTGACCAGCTCCCACAGCGGGCCGGACGTGACCTCCTGGCGCTCGCCGTTGCGCTGGAGTTTGTAGAGCCGCAGGGGCAGGCTCGACAGATACTTGGCGCGCATCGTGGCGCAGGTGTACACCGCGTTGGAGGTGGCGATATAGTTGCCGTACTCTTCCGGCGAGAACTCGGATGGCGCGATGCCATAGTGCTCGGCCCCTGGCGCATAGGCTGCGTCGCCAAGCACAAACGCTCGTAGCGCTGCGCGCGCGCGCTCAACCAATCTCATATAGCCAATGGCCCTTCATAGTTGTGCAGCATCAGCTCGGTATAGGCCCACACCAGCGCATCCATCCTGTCCGGCGACGAATCGCCCGGCGTCCACTGGCACATCTCGTCTTCCAGCTCGGGAAACGCCCCCACATGGTGGACCCTTCCCTGCTCGTACAGGGCGGCCACCGGCTCGGCCCGGGTCGCCTTGCCTCGGCTGGCGTAGACCGAGGTGTAGCTGACATTGGCGTCCACGGTGCGGATAATCGTTTCCACCATCTCGCCGCCGTTGTTCTGCTCGCCGATGACCCGATCCGCCCGGTGCGTGTGGTAGGCCGCGATAGCCTCTCGCGCCCATTCGAGCGGCGTGCCTCGCAGGGAGCGGTCGGCCAGCGTGTAGCCGTGTCCATCCACGCCCAGCCCGGCCACGATGATCCCGTTCTCATCCGACGTGCCCTTGCTCGTCGCCGCCGGGTCAATCGCCACCACGATCCGCACCAGGTCCGGCGCCTGGAGGACCCGGAACTGCTCCAGCAGGTCCCGCTTCCACAGCGCTCCCGGCGCGTCCTCGATGTCCTCCGCCATGATCTCTTGCAGGTAGGCCAGGCGGGTCATGTCCCGGCTGATCTCGTCCAGCGCCTCCCGGCTGATGTGCGGATTGTCATGGCTCGTGAAATGGAAAGCGGCCCACCTGCCGCTCGTATCCGCCGCCGCCCGCTTGTACATCTTGGCGGCGTGGCGGGGATCACGCGCCTTGGTGACGCCCACCGTCCGCAGGCTGGGCGGGGTGTAGATGAACACGGCGTCGCCGTCGTTATCCAGGAGCATCGGCGCGCCCACCGTCTCCCACGCTTCCTCGTCCATGAGCTGCCATTCGTCGAGGATGAGGAGGTCGGCATAGTCGCCGCGCAAGGTGTTGGCGTTCCAGGCCGTCTTGGCTCGGATGCGCTGCTGGGAGCCCCGGAGCTCTATCACGTGCTCGGTCTCGTTCTTGTAAAGAGCGCCCGCCTCAATTGGCTCGGCGAGGGCC